ATCTGGTGGAATTTGTAAATAATTTGATGTTTCATTAAAACTAAATGAAACTGACTGACCATCTATTGTTGATGTTGCTGTCTGTGTGGTGATACCTACGTTGTCTGTATTTCCATCTCTAGATCTTCCTCTTTTTATATCATCCTCTGTAATTTTATACTTTAAAAATGTTGGATATACACCATCAAAATGACGTTCTTGAAAGTATTGAATAGCATCATCTAATATATCCTCAACTTGCTCATCTGCAACGTTGATTTCCAATACGGGTGCACCTAACTGCCTTTTGGCATAAGTGATTAATTCTGATCGGGTGGATGGTTGGGCCATTTATACTATACCTCTATCCATATTTATAGTGCGGAGATTGACGATATGCCAGGTTGAACAAGAATGTTACCATCGACCAATCTATAGAATGTATTTCCAGAACTAACGATGACATCATATACATATCGACCTTCCTCTATGAGTTTAGTCTGAGTTCCACCAAGTGATATGCGAATCTTACCATCAGCTGCACTTGTAAATCCAACAGCAAAAGTTGCTGCGGGAAATGCAGTTGATCCTATAGAAACACTCTTAGTCATTTGAGATGAACCAGAATATCCTTCAAGATTAAATGCAGTATTTGATGTTCCTACAACTTCAAAGTTACCCTCAAAATTAGCACCACCAAGCATGGCAAAATTCGCTGCATAAGCGACTCCAGCCTCTGGATCGAAAGTAATTTTTTTAGTTGCCATTTACTAACTCCTTCAGTAAAGATTTAATTTCACTTAATTCACTTTTTAAATTAGCAATATCTTCCTCAACATTTAAAGATTTCTCTTTTTCACGTTTACGTTGTTCACGACGATTAATATATTGTTGATAGGCACTTACGTTTGTATTAATTATTTGATCAGTATGTGGATCTCTAACTAAATCTGTGTTACCCTCAACTGGAATAAAATCATTCATTATGCTAAAGTAATAACTCTTAAATCAGAAACTCTAGGAACATAAGTTTGATTTGATGATGTTAGAACAAATTTCACCCTGTAGAATTTGAATGGTGGAAGATCCTCCATGTTAAATTCATACTCCCTAAATGTTAATTCACTACTCTTAAATCCTGCTGCATCTGATTTGGGAATAAATCTATCAGGTAAACCGTCACTTTCAGCAGAATTAATTACCTGACCTTGATCATTTAAGTTCTTATAGCCAGGGAATGGTTCAAATATAGGATCAAAGTTTGGAGTAGCACTAATTGCATAATATGCTCTAATGTCAGAGTATTCATTAATGTGTGCATCAAGTAATATTTTAATTGATGATGCAGAGTTTGCTAGAGTATTTTCTCTAGAAACATACTGACATGATGTTGGATCGTCAAGTAGTGTATTAACTCTAGGATCTTGTTTGTAGTTTGTAATAGGAGCATCAACTCTGTTAGAAATTAAAACTGCACTCATTCTTTGTAAATCTACAACAGGAGATAATTTTGGATTAGATGTTTCTAAAGTAAGTGTCATATTAAATGATCTATCACCAGGTGCATTTTGAGTTACTGTATTACTGGTTTCATTAATTCTAGATGCAACCATTCTTGTAGAAGTTAGATAATTAGATTTGTTTAAAGTAACACTCTCACTTCCTTTATCTAAGAATGGAACATCAACTCCTTGACCACTACCATCATTAAGACTCGCTGCAGATATAGATTTCATAGCAGCAGATATCGTAGTGCCAGGTACAGTTATATTTGCAATGTTTGGTGAAATAATTTGGAAAGGAATATTTTGTGTTGCATGAGCATCATAACCACCTGTTGATTTAGTATCATTAAAGTATAATTTAGGATTACTTGCAGCACTTGAACCACTTGATCTATCAGGAACAGTAAATGGTAATCCAGTTTGTGCAGCAGTTAAAGCTCCAGTATTAACTTTAACGGTATAACTATCAAAGGTTATTGGAGCAGGATCTCTGTCAGTGACCTCACTTAATAAATGAGTTCTATTAATTCTTGCTAAAGATAAACCACCCAATTCATACTTACGAACAGGAGTTCCTTTAATATATCCTTTTGCATTATTTCCCCTTGTTATACCTGTGATTGATCCACCAGAAGCACCAGTGTATTTAATAACTTCATCTCCTATTTGTAATAGGCCTGGGTTTGTTGCACCAACAGCAACATTCTCATAAGTGGTAAAGTTATCAGTGCTTTCAACAGATATTGTTGAAGTAGAACTAGAACCATATGGTAATGATAGTTTTGTTGGAACTACATCAGATTCAACATCGGAAATAGTTACTCTATTCTGCTCATGGTGCATACCATGATTCTTGTGATCAACAGTGAAATGTAAACCATCACTTACAGATGTAATTTTTTCTAATGTGGTAATTCTAGCATTAGTTGAAGAAGCACCAACTGTTGTATTCAATGATGTTGTTAAACCAGTGATAGGATGTGTGTATGTTAATCTTCCATTTAAGGCGAAATCTCCTTGAACATTGTCAACTATTAATTCATCTGTTCTACCAATAGAAACAATAGAGAGTCTTGCGTTTCTACCAACATTATTATTTCCAATTGTCGCTATACCAAGAACATCTCCTTGTTGGAATCCGCTACCAGACGATCTAATAGTTGCTATGGCCACAACACCATCAGTTACTCTTATATCTGCGGTCATGAAATCACCACCAGCAGTTATATTAGTAAGACCAACTCCGACAAAATCAAATGTTCCAGATGCAGGTGTGTATCCCAAACCAGCATTGATAATACCCATATTACCTGTTCCAATACCAGCACTACCAACAAAATCACCAGAGGCATTTGATGCAGCACTAAAATCATTATCACCATCACTAAATGATAATTGATTAATTGTATTTCCTAGAGTAAGAACAGTATCTCCTAATGATTGGCCAATACCAAGTCTAACTTTCTTAGAATTAATATTAATTGAGTTTGGCATCAATTTAGCAACTTGATTATTACCTTCAGATAAGATGGGATTATATATCTCCATCGTTCCACTAGTTTCAAACACTGCTCTATTAAGAACAAATTTCAGATCTTCCCACTGACTTGGTTCCCATGTAGATGCGTTTTGTGATTTAAATAATGATCCCAAATATGGTTGTTGTGATATAAATTCATCAGTCAATAAATCAGATTCACCTATTCTTGATATGAATACTTTATACTTAGTTGACCATGATGCTAATGCGATTGCATATTCTGTATTATCACCTTCAAGATAAACTGGTGATTCAAATGTAAATCTAGTAGCTACAGTTCCATTTGTAGAAACATTTATTTGATCTGGTGATTTAACTATTTCAGAGAATGGTAAAACTTTTTGTGTAGGAACTCCACCTTCCATTGTTCTAATTTGGAATGTCATAGGAATATCCATGTCATCCTTAGTTTGGAAGTAAACATCGCAACTAGTAAGGAATATACCACCAGTATCTGTGACTTGGAAAGATTGTGCTAATGGATCATACCAAACATCTCTACTATCACCTTCGGTTGATTCACTTGTGATTACCTCAGTTTTCATAACTGTAGATCCTGTCAATGTTCTAACTTCCCTCTCATCTTTAGTGGGCTTAGTTTGAATAATAGCATTTCGAGTGGAAACAATATTCTCTTGAACAGTCTCTAAAGTTCCAGCAGCAGTATAATTATCTTCACCAAATGTATCTGTATTTTCCTGATCATTAGTAGTATTATCAATCACAGTAAATGTTTTTGTTCCTGTTTCAAATCTTGGATGATTACCAGTATTTGGATTTGGAATATAAAAACTACCAATCAAATTAGCACCAAGATCAGAAATTAATCTTCTATTTGATACGACTGCTGTTGCACCACTTGTCGCACCTCTAAGTTCCATTCCAGTGTTAATATATCCATAGAAATCTCCCTGAGCTTGATCACTCATTGATTTAGTATCAACGTTTAATATTGTTGATGTTGCAGAATATGTTGCTGGCATATCAGTAGCACCACCACTAGCAGATGCAAGTTGAACAGTACCAGGTGTTCCTAAGAATGTCTCTAAACCAGTTGCACCAACTTGTGAAATATATGGGTTTTTAGCAAAAACTTCTGATGGAGCATTATATGGGCCTGCTCTATGATTTGCTTGTGCTACTCTAAACCTAATTGCAGGAACATCAGTTCCCTCTGCAACAACACCAGATCCTGGCATTTTTCCAATAACAGTTTCACCAACTTGGAAAGTTCCAGATTGCATTGTAATTTCTGTTAACTTGGGAGTACAATATTGAGTGACTGCAACACCATCAAAGAATCCATATAACTGTGTAAGTGGTTTACACTTAGTTACTCTAAATTCTAAGTTTCTAGAACGCATTGTCATAATAACATCACGACTTACAACTCTATCTCCTAAAGACTCATTATCAAATTGTTCAGTTACAACTTTTCTAGTTCCATTTCTACTTTGACTATCAACTTTAAATGTATCACGAATTGTATCCTCTACAGTTTGTGTAGTGGTTGTGTCAGTCATTACTGAGTGGTTAACTCCAGATCCACCATTGATCCAACCTGCTTTAATAATTTCTTCTTCGGTTGTCACAATTGTTTCAGTTCTTCTAACTTTGCGATCAGACTGATCAACACCACTCCAATTTGTTTCCCATGCATTCCACTGTATTGGAGCCATTCCAGTCTGTGGATCCACACCAAACTCTTGCATTGCCTGTGCCATGATACCAGCAAAATTACCTTCCTGTTGAATTATCTTCGCATCGAGTCTAGCAGTATCTGTCCATGTATCTGTTGCTGGTGCTAGTTTAACAGTTGCTTGCCAGAAACTAACTAAGAAAGGAGTAACACTTTCCGTTCTTGTAGCAAACTGCTGACTTAACCATTCAGTCTCAGTATAATCAAGAGTAACAACATCTTCAGTTTTTCTTATATTTGTTCCTTCAGCAGCAAGGAAAGCACGATCAGTTCCAGCATCTACACCTTCAACAGGGCCTGGCATAAGATCTATAGATGTGCAATAATGCTGTGGTCTTAGTTCATTATGATACGGATCTAAACTACATTTGACTTTGAAACCATTAGTTTCCTGTGGTTTAAGACTTGTAAAATTATCAACAAAGAAACCAGACTTAAATTTGTTTAATCCATCAGCATCAGCAACAAACAAGTTTGATGTCTGTGTTTCTAACATAGACAATGATGTATAATATTCAAGATTCTTGATTCTATCTTCAAGATCTTTAATATCTTGCATTCTATATCTCTTATATTTTAAGAAATCAATACTTGCTTGTCTTGGTTGAAATAGATATGGAGGTAAAAGGATACTTGCTATTTCTATTGCATCATCAACTCCAGTTGGTCTTTCTCTTTTCTCTGATGGATCACCATATTTGATTTGGAATTTACCAGTTTTATCCAAGAAAATTCTATCAATTCTTCCAACAAAGTGCGAAAAGTCAACAGTAATGGTTTCATCTGATGCTAGTATATTTGCAGCAGAACTTCCAGACGCTGTAAATACTCTTCCTTTAAATTCAAAAGGAGATCTTACATTTTCAGCAACAGTATAACTAGAAACTTTTGGCCTTATATCAATGGTGTCAGTTACATATTCACCATTAACCATAGGAATCTCTTTACTGTAGTTAAAACTATCATAAGAGTTTTTAACTGTTATATCACCTTGATCAGTAGTTTCATAAAAACCATTTTTAAAATATATTTTTAATTGTCTCTTAGGTGCTTTTGCATTTGATCTTCTAGTTATAAAACCATAATCATAGAAAGTGCTTCTCTGACCATTGGTAAATGTGTAATTCGCTGATATATTTCGACTAGGATTATCTAAAGTTGTAATCAAACCTTGAACGGTTGACTCTTTAAATACCACAACTTCACCCTCTTCAAATGCAGTTTCATTAAGGGTGATATATGTTATTTGAGAATCCGTCAAAGACTCAGCAATAATCGCTACAGCACCACTATTTTGACCTTTAAATTGCTCGCCAATAACTAAATCAGTTGTTTTTCCTGATGGGCCATTTAACGATGTTAATATCATCTTAGGTGCAGAAGCCTCTGAAGTATCAGTGGATTCAAAGATACCATGAATATCAATAATATCTGCTTCATTTAATGCTATTTTATCATCTTGAACTCTAGTTCCAATAGGGAAGTTTCCATATGTTAAACCGTCATTTAAGGTTGTTGCACCAATTCCAGATGCAGCGTCTTTTGAGTAATTAACTACAGTTGCATTTACACGATTTAATCTCTTTATCTTCGCAGATGGTTTTGATTTAGTAAGAGTTGCTATTAAGGTACATCCAGTTGTTGCTGCTCCTAAACCTTCTATTTGTAATACTGTATTACCTGTAGTAAAGGTAAACATATCATCTCTTAATGCAACAGTTGTTCCATCAGATCTCATAAAGACATATCTCTCTTCATCAAATGGTAAGAAAGATTCGTTTGTTCCTGCAGCGAGTGCAGAGGTGAGTTGACCCAATCCTGTGTTTGGATTAATCGCCACATCAACAGTGAATTCTTTTCTAATTGTCAATGATGAGTTTGTAAGATCAACATCTGAAATAAACGCTTTTGGCATTAATGCATATAATTTACTTTCAGTAGATCTTTCTAATGGTGATGTTTCAAGTTTTAAACTAGAAACTTGTGTAGAAGATGTTGGAATAGCACCACTTGCAACACCAGTAACTGTAGTGACACCAGTAACTTTAACGTCATTTGTATTAACTTCTGTTATTCTTGCAAATGATGGAACGTTATTACCCAATCCACCAAATGATAGAATATTCCCTACTTTTAGTGAGCCAGGAAATAATGCACTTTCACTAGTAACTGTGCATACACCTGTTGCATTATCTTTTGCGGTAAACTGAGCATTACCAAAATCAATGACTGGTCTTTGTATTACATCTCCATTAAAGGTTTTTGCTGCACCGACAACACCAGGCCCAATAGATGCTGAAGGGCCACCATATATTGATTTTACGTCTTGCATACCAAAAGATGTTATGGCAGTTGCAACACGATTATTTGATATTCCATTTATTTCAAATGGCTCATTAGTTACAAACTCTCCACTCTTCTCATAAATTTGTAAAGATGTGCTGTTAGAGACTGCAGAGACTAAGAATCCTGTAGCACCACTATACTTTCCTTTTATTTGAGTTGGTATTGTAAGTGTAATTGGTTCGTTTAAAGTTACCTTAGAGTATAATTGAATATCATAAAGTGATGTATCCCACTCATTAACAGCAGAGTTAGCAGCAGTGTAAGATCCAGATTCTAGAGCAAAATCATAAACTCTAGCAACACCAATCTCTTCACCACCCACACTTATTTGATCACCGCCTTGTCTTTGATCTCTTAGACTAACAATAAAAGTATTTCCAATTCCAATTTGAGGTGCACCATATACATTATTAAGTCTGACAGAATTTCCTGTTTTATATGCAACACCTTGACTTTCTAATTTTACTGAAGTTCTTGGTTTAGGTGCATCAATATATGTTGAACTAATTGTTTCAACTTCATATCCTTTTACAAATGCTTTACCTGGTGAAATTTGATACAATGCAAGATCATCAGATGCTAATGTTCCACCCTGTGTAAATTGACCATCATTATATATTCCATTATTTTTAACTCCATCATTTAAAGAATCTTTCATGGAAACATCAAAACTTTTAACCATGTAGTCACCAGATTCTGCAAATGTTCTACGAGCTAATTCATCTCTAATAAAACTATATTCAGTATTTTTTTTCTGAGATCTTAGAACACCATCTTGTATAACTGCCAATTCAATAAAATTAGAATCATTAAAATCATCTAATGGTTTAGCAAATAAACTACAAGATATCTTTAAACGATCAGCACCTGGTGCAGCATAGTTGTTAAATCCTTTTGAGTTGTCTGCTAGTGTTTCATCTTCATCAGCGTTAATTATATCTTCTTCTATTCTTAAACCAATTCTAGCACTAGGAGTGTTACCATATTGGGATAAAAGAATTGTTTCATCTTGAACACTAACAAAATTACCTCTGATAAAATAAACACCGTTAGATATAGAGAAAGATGCAGCTGTAGATGTTGCATTATTAGCAATACATGAAGCAAATGATTCTCCTGAAGGTATGAAGGCATTGTTTTGTGGCCCTGAAACAATATCGCTATCCGCTATTAATAATTCACCATCAGCAAAAACCTTAATATTATTGTCTTCTACACCAGAAGACATATATGAAATATAGAGTGTTAAGTTACCATTCTCACTATTCTCAGACATGAGAATCTGTTTAATTATTGCAGTTACACCAGTTGTCGCACCAATTATTTTTCTATCAATTAACTGATCAATATAAAATTCTACAGGAACTCCTAAATGAGTATTATTTAATTCAACAGCAAAATACTCAGAAGAATACGCAGTATTACCTGGTATTACTTTTGCACCCTCTTTAAAGAAATGTTGACCAAATTTTTCAATTTGATTTTGTAATATAGACTGAAGACCTGTTAATTCTCTTGCTTGAACAGGATAACCAGGCTTGAAAAGAACCTTATGATAATTATCATTCGGATCAAAATCATCAAAATATGGTGAAACGTTAAGGTTGGTTTGCTGAGCCATAGTTAATTAGAACTGTAATATTATTTTGATGTCTTCTTTTTGATTGGAAGATCTTGTAATTGATGGTCTGTGATCAACGTAAATCATGTTTCCAGAATATTTGTCAATTTCTGGATTAGAAACTCCCTTAGTAAATGTTTGACCAAGGTAATAGGTTCTATTATTTATTGAGGTGGAAAGACCTGTAAATGTTGTGCTAATTGATAAATTAGAACTACCACCAACAATTGTTACATTACCACCAGAACTTGGATCAGCAGTAAATCTTGTTGTGTTATACCCATAGATTGCTGCAGTTGCTGTTTGTGCAGTTGAAACAGAGCCAGTCGCAGTTATAAAACCAGCGATAGTTCTATCCTGCCAATACTTTAATACTCCAGTAGTCTGATCATATGCAATAACCTTTCCGTATGCTGTAACACCTGTTCCTACAGTTTGTTGAATTAAACTATCAGGAGTAAATGTTACAGAACTGTATCCAGTTCCTGATAATCTCAATCCATATGCAGCACTTGCTTTATCTAATGTAAGTAACTGGTCAGAACCAAATGATTTAGGATTTTCTATAATACCTATTCTAGCAATTTGGTTTCCTGTTATAAAGTCTGGGTTTTCAGCATCATTTTCAATTCTTGCATAAAGTAAAGCGTTGGTTGCACCTAATTCTCTATAGATGTCTGAACCATGACCACCAGGTGGTGGAATGATAACATCAAGAGTAGGTGGAGATGTAGGTGTTGGAACAGATCCAGCAGCTAAATCAACGTTACCGTAAGTATATCCAAATCCTTCGTTAGATACAGTAACACTTTCTATTTGAGCATCATTGTTAACAACAACGGTGCACTCTGCGTTAAATCCATCACCTTTTATTGGAACTCTAGTATAAGTTTGGTTAGCAGTTCCTATACCAGTTCCTCTATTTTTAACAACAACAATTTTTATACCACCATCTGTAGCATTATTTTTAACAGCAGCATCTGCAGCATTATCTCCCCAATTCAAAGGAACTGGCATAAAATCAGTTGAGTCAAACTTAACTAAGTCTGCTGGTTTAATACTATACAAATACTTCCAAATATATCCGTCACCAGAAGTACCAGCTGCTCTTGGTTCTAAATCAGTAAATGTTGGTTCATCTAGAGATGGTTTACCATCAGGTGTTTCTGGTGTTGTTCCATTCTGTAAGCAAATATAAACTCTAAAGTCACTATTAACAACAAAGAAGTTTGCAGTATATAATGATGTTCCACCAGAGTTTGGTGGTGCATTAGAAATACTGTAGTCATGTCTATAATAATCATATGTTGTTCCAGAACTCCAATTTAATTTTGGAACAATTTGTTTTACATCGGCAGAAGTTATTCTCTTAACAGCAAGCATAGTATCATAATAATCATTCATATTATTGAAACTATCAATAGGTGCTGGAGGAGCAGAATCCCATGTTGATACAATACTTGTGGGGTTTGGTAAACCAACAAAAGCATAGTAAGAGTTAGTCGAAGTGGATACACCAGCAACGAAATTCTTTGCATTTAATATTCTTATTTGATCCGTTATGATTGCCGACATGAACTTGTGTTACACTTTTTTTATTTATTTAGACGACATAATTCTCAGATTTAAGAGCCGCCTTTCTCTTAACCTGTGGCCCAGTCTTGATGCCAGTAATACCGTTAGTGGTATTAATGGTATACGCTTGTGCTATTTGCCTATCTGTTAGTTGTAATCGACCCCAACTATAGTCACCTATGAATGATGTTGATAGACCTTGATTTAATGTAGAATAACCAACAGTGTTCTCTAATCCGTTCCAACCTAGAACTCTACAGAATACTCTTGTTAATGATTCTGCTTGATCAGAACCAAATCCAACAGTTGTAACTCCAACGTGATGTGACACCTCAAAGATATTATCTAACGCAGTTGTTCCAACACCGACATAACGACCAGCTCTATCTAGTGAAGTAACTCCAGAACCAATATTAGAACCACTAACTGTAAAGAAGAATCCAGTTGTTAATCCACTGACTGAAATTGGGTCAGGGCTAGTGACATTCTCATCTCTTAGTGGAGAATTTTTTGGAATATACAAGTCAAATACAACAGCAGTTCCAATACCAATTCCTACACCATTTGCTCTAGAAATATTTGAGCATATACCAACTCCAGTAACAATACCAAAGTCTCCTTGATATAAATCAATAGTATTTTCTTCTCTAACATATGTAGGTGGAGAAATAAGAACAGAAGGAGGTCTACCAGAGGTATATCCTATTCCTGAATTAACTCCCACAGTAATTGCATTTACAACTCCATTACTTATTGTCGCAGTTGCTATTGCTATAGTGGTGCTTCCAATACCAGCAAATCCTGTATTACCAATACTTATAGGTTGTTGTATAGTAACTGTAGGAGCAGCAGTATAACCTTCACCACCATCAGATATTTCAATACTTGAGATTGTTCCAGCAATAGAAACGACAGCCGTTGCAGCAGCACCTGCAAGGAATTCATACTCATGACTTGCATTAACAATCTGAATATCTTTCTGGAAATCTCTGTTTACTGGGTTTTCGTTTTCTGGATTAAAGAATGGTTTACAGTTATCAATAAAGATAGATGTTGAACCTACACCAACAGATTGTATTAAATATGCACTTGGGAATAAGTTAGGTTCATATAGAGGTCTGTCTTTACGAACTATCCTTCCATCAATAAATTTATCTTCAATTTGTCTATACCATTTAACAGGTCTAACCTCTGTTTCAGAATCACCCAAACCTCTCTGATAGTATTGATTAGTATCAACTTGGCTAGATGATACAATTTCAGATACAGTTCTTGGGAATTCTAATAATGTATGTGAATTATATGCAGGATCAAATCCAACTTGTAAGTCATCACCAACTTTAACAGTCTCTACAATATCTCTATCTTTCACATCCTCACCACCAGTTCCTCTATAGAAGAACATTCTCATAACATCACCAGCATTTGGTGCTTCAGTCATTGTTATTGATCCACCACCATCAAATATATAACCCTCACCAGGCACTTGTAAAACATCATTTATAGTAAGAATAATAGTATCTCTTACAACTATATTTGATCCAGTTCTTGCTTGTATAGCAAATGCTTCACCAGCAACTGTAAGTGGGAATACTTTTCTAGTTCCATCAAATAGATTTGAGAAATCATCAAGAGCTTGAAGTTCACCCATAGACCACATATTAAATTCATCATGATGAACTCTATCTAAAGTTAACTTAAATGGTTTGAATAAATGAGCATCTATAGGAACTGCGTATGATTCACCAGGTGCAGTTGCAAAAGTAGGAACTGTTAACACCTGATTATTTTTATATCCAAATCCAGTGTTTGTTATTTCAAAATCAATCACACGACCACCTGTAGTCGCTACACCAACTGTAATATTTGCTCTTGCTTGTGATCCACCAACACCTGGTGTGGATGTATTATCATACCAAAGAGGAATATCTTGATATGGTAATGGTGCATCAATTATTGCAATAAACGTTGATTGACCAGTTCCAACAGAAGATGGGTTTTGAGTTCCTATACCTGGTATTGGATTTGTATTTGTAACAGCAATACTTACGACACGACCATTTGTGACTGCTGCAGTTCCTATATTTTGAATTGTTGGAGTTCCCCCAGAGGTTGTCACAGCGATAGCGACATTAACAACAGTCGCAATTCCAACACCACCAATTGAAGTGACTGATCCTAGACCAGCATAGCCTGGAGATACTCTATAACCAGAACCACTATTACCGATACTAACTGCGGTGGCAACACCAATATTATTAAAGTGTATTGTAGCACCAGCAGAAACTAATGGCTGATATCCGAATCCTTCACTTGATGCTACAGAAACGATAATACCACCAACTGGAACTGATGCATTATTAACATCATTAGCAATAGACGATGCAGTTCCTGTAAATGTTATGGATGTGATACCAGAGACTTCAGATAATGCATAATCATTTAAAACACCAGCACCTTGCAATATACCGTTAACTAATACAACACCAAGGTTTGTAGCGATACCAGTTACATTTTGTTTGTTAACTTTAAGAGTAAACTCTTTAGTTTGGCCATCAAACTGCTGTGATATATCATCAATGTTATAGTTTGCAGCGTATGCTTTTGTAGATCCACCTTTAATACCAGATCTATTAAAGATTCTTCCACTGAAACTTGATGTGGTTGTGATACCAACAAAGTCTCTATCATTAGGTGGTGATGTCGCTACACCCACTTTTGGCCTATTACCAATTGGTGCAGAGGCAAAGTTAAGTGTGCTATCAACAATATTATAATTACCAGACATTTTTTCAACAATATCATGATTAGAGTGTTCAATAAGATCAGTTCCCATCCAATTTCGGTGAACTCTAATTGCACTAGTAATACCAGCATTGTTAACTGCTATTATCTTCATCATCTCATGAGTGGTAGCAGAACCAACTCTAATAATATCTCCACTAAAGAATGACGTTATTCCAGAAGTAAACATGATAGTTTCGCTTCTAGGGAAGTCTGCACCTAGTGATGTAGTGACACCAGTTCCCACTATAGGGCTCTGAATCATATTATCAATTGATATTAATGCTCTTGTATTTTGATTCTTACTTATAAAACTGTGAGATGTTCCAACACCAACCGAGGAAAGTTCTAATGGAACTGCAATTGATTTAAGTGCATTCTCTGCTGTTGCTGCTAATTTAACCACACTATCACTAACTTTAATAATAAAGACAGAGGAGGGAACATAAGTTACACTTGCAGGAGAGGTAGAAGGTGTCGCTGCAATTCCTATAGCATCACCTGTGCTTCCTATACCTGTAGTTGTGCATCCAACTATTGGTTGTGCAATGGCATATTCAACTTCTTCACCACTTACAAAGAAGTGATTAGGAATTGTAATTTGATTATTTGTAAGATCAACTATATCACTATCAGAACCATCAAAGTTAACCTTAAATATCTCATTATCATTTACATCTAGTATTGGGAACTTGGTTCTAGCACCAAAGAATGTTCCTTCATATACATCAAATTTAGTTTGAATGGTTGCTGCATTTAGATCAACACTTGTTGGAGCACTAGAGGTTTCAGTTACTTTAAGGGCATGTATAACTGTCTTAACTTCTACTGGTATATTTGCATTTGGAACAAATTTTATTTCAGTATCACAATCACCATGGCCACCTTTTTCACCAGATATGGTTCCAATGCCAGTTGTTGCACCAGCACCAGTTACAATATTTCCATACTCCGTCATGAACACGCGATTATCATCATCAACCATCATCAATTCAGCAAACTCATATGTATCGTTTAGAGTATCTTTGATTTGAACAATAGCATACGCACCATCAAACTCTTGAGTATAACTACCAACACCCACAGGCTCTGGTGCAGCACTCGCTGGAATTGTTGTAGATTTTGCTATTAATGAAGCATTTTTTAAAGGTAAAGTTCCAACACCAGTAAATGATTCTGATGATATTCCTATGGTAACAGTATTAACAAATGCAGTTACAATACCAGCATTTGGTGTAAATCCTATCTGAACCGCAGCAGTAGTTCCAAGACCAACTATATGTGGTCTGAATGTTCCTAATGGTTCTGCAGCAAGATTATCTCTTCTATTATGGATAGTTAACTGACCATATTGTTCAAACGCTACAGTAGATCCTAAACCTACGGCACTTTGATGCATCACAAGACTTAGCTCATTATATTCTACAGTTCCTTCACTTGTTGCAATAGAAACAATAACTTTAGCAGATCTTGGATTGAATAATTGATATTGAGCAGTATCAGAAGCACTATAATTGATAGATCCTGAAGTAAGTGCAATTCCTGTTGTAGATGCTGTTCCTACAGTCGCTATGATAAACTCACCACCACCATGAGCAGATCCACCTAATGTTGTGGCAGCACCGATATGAACAAGAGCTCCAACAGGATTTGATGATGCTCCTATGGCAGTTGATACACCTGCAGTCAGAGAAGTTGATAAACCAAGTTCATTAAGGTTGTATGAAAGTGTTGTTACGTTGTAATTGTTAAATTCACTCTTAGTTGGGAAGAATCTAAGAACCGCCTCACTACCATCAACAGTAGAATCCATTGAACCAAGATCTTTAACAGTATCTACTTGACCATACTGGTTAATCATTGATTGACCACTAAGAGGATCAAATAGAGCATTGACCATCATCAATTGTCTCTCACCCTCGAATAATCTATCTTTTACATATACGATAAATCTATTTTCTTTATTTCCTGAGATGTCATACCTACCTATCTCAGAGAAAGGTGTATTTCTTGGTTGATCTTGGAAATCTTGACTTATATTCTTAATCTTGATAACTCTATTACCAACAGACTCAGCATAATCAATTAGAATACGATTCTGGAAGTTAATTTGATCAGAAAGATTACCAGCCGCAGGAGATCTTGATTTTAAGTTTTCTGTAACCAAATCAAAGTTGTTAACTTCATGTAAACTCTCAAATCCTTGAATATCAATAACTTGAGTTACTGTTCCTGCGATACCCACTACCATTGATGCTTTTTGAGCAACTGGTAAATTTGATTCTACTTGAAGATTACTAAATTTTTGGAATCCAGCAGTATGATTTAATGTATTAACAATATCCTTCCATTTATCAAAGAAAACTCTAGATTTAATCGCATATGCAAATCTTTGATAATATTCATTTTCATGGGTTACTTGTAGAACATTACTTAAGAATCCAGTTTCATATTCCCAACCATTATTGACCATCGAGAAATAATCTAAAACAAAATTAGTATCAAATGTAAGAACTATCTCAGACACAGTTCCTTTTGCACCAGTTTCCGCAGATTCAATTAATTTACCAACTTCAAAATCGCTTGCTGCTTCAACAGTTAACCACTGACTTTCTTCGTCATACTCAAAAGCAAGACCTGATACAGGGCCAACACTTGTTTCTGATGTTAGAGTTTCATTAGCATTGAATGTGTTGGGTTGTAGTTCAACAGAGAATTGTGGAAAATCTCTTTCTCTTACTAATATAGCAGATGATAGTGTAGAGTTAAACTTACCAGGTGTTTCTCCAGATGGCAAATTACCACCTAAACTATAAGTTACAATACCAACGTTACCTAAGTTTTGATGAACTTGTGTTACTTCAAATGTGCGATACTGATATGCATCTGAATTATATCCAAATCCTGTAGATCCAACACCAACACTAGCATTTTCAACAAATAACTTATCTCCAACTTCTATTGGAAATTCATTAGCAAAACTGTATGCAACTTTTAATGTTGCTGCAACAGTATCTGTAGATGAATCATAAACAAGATTTGTTACTCTAACTCCATTAGGATTGTTAATAGGAACTATGATAGGAGTTATATTTGTTAAACCAAAAGTGTTTTCAATAATATCAACGTATCCCTCTCTATCTGGAGTTGCAAGATTATATCTTAAATCTGCATCAGGATCTTTTGCTCTACTAACACCATCAAGAACAACTAATTGTGGTGGTTGATTATAACCTCTACCATATGAAGTAATACCAACAGCCTTAAGACCAGACAGTGCTTCAATCTTAATAATCTGAGGTAATTTAGATTGTGGTCTTAATGTAAAGTCTGATGGATAATCGAAACCAATATTATTAATCTTTGCAGTTTTAGGTATACCTATGGATTTACTAGATGCCTCTAGAATAGCACCTGTGCCCGTGTCAGAGGTCACAGTAGACACACCAGGTAATCTAGTATAGCCCTTTCCTTTTTCAGCAATTGCAATCGCTGCTATTGGGCCATACGCAGTTTTTGATGTGGTGTCGTAAATAATCTCAGTTGTTGAAGAACTTGTATATGATGGTTCTTCTGGATATTTACCCAAATCATATGTGAATGTATTGTCAGAATTTGCAATAATATTAAATTGACCTGCATAACGACTATCTCTAAAGGTTATAGAGTTATTACCAATAATTTCTTTATCTAAAACAAGCTCTTTGTTTATGTCAAGATTGTCTGTGGATGTGTTAGCAACCAAATTATAATAAAGTATTTTGGGGGTATTATTGTTATATGTTAATACCAATTTACCATCAACACCAACTGTTCCTGATCTAGTTACATTAAATGTTGATGATTTTTCATTTGAGGTGTATTCATGTATGAAGTTGTAATCTGTATAAAGTTCTAGATCAAATGCAGGTAAAGTATCAGCAACTTTAGTATAAGATAAAGATGAGTCTGATAGATCAAATGTTATAGTTCCATTCTTGTAAAATTCTAAAGGTGGATTTACTAAATTAAGAACTCCACTATCTCCATTGTTTGCTGTTAAAATTCCAACAAATTTAGGTCTTCTTTGTTGTGTTTGGAATCTACTACCACACAACTTAATTTTATCTTTGTTAATAACGTATACAAAATATTCTTCATCATTTACTAAACCACCCATTGGGCTGGATGATGTATGAATAA